TATCTAATATCTTTACCGCATCTCTCAATACTATTGAATTCAATATATCTTCATATTTTAAGTGATCTGTATTGGGTAATATTTCTTCGTAGTCAACTTCTTCACCAAATTTATCTATATAAGTTAAATTTAACTCCTTTCTTCCTCTTGTGTTATACCTTTTCCTGAATACCATTTTTATTTCATTTATCATACACCGCAAAGCATAAGTAGAAAATTTTACCTCTTTTCCTTCATCGAAAGTTATCCCAGCCTTACAGAGAGCAAAGGAAAATAAACTAAATAATTCATCTTGCTCAAAATTGAATATACCTCTGTTTTTATATTTATAGACTAAATACCAAGCAAGTTTAATATTGTTTTCAACTAATTTTCTTTGCTCATCTGTCATCGGCATCATATCAACTCCTAACCCAAAGAGCGTCATCTTCCTCTTAGATATTCAGCCACCTTTGCTGCCGTATCATATTTATCTTTGCCGGAAAGCAATATCTCTTTTTTATGACCAGTTGTAGGTCCACCAATCACAATCAATGTTTCAGACATCAACGCATCAGCAGGAATAACTTTACCATCTCCCTGCCTAGTAAAATTTGCAATTCCACCATGCAGAGCATCAATGTCCTTCGCTGCCCATTCGTCTTCTGGCGTAAATTTAAGTATCGCTATCTTCATTGCGCTAGATCCTCCATTATTCATATTAAGATATTCCATTATCCCTTTAGCGTGGGCAATTGCTATTTTCTGACGAAATGTTGGATTAGCTAGTTTTTCAGCATCCTTAGCGTTACTTATGAATCCATTTTCAGTAAGGATTGCTGGCATAGGCGTATTTTTTAGAACATAAACATTCTGTTCCTTTACTTTTCTGTTAGCTTGACCCAATCCCACTAGATAAGGAAGCAATTTATGGGCTAATAATTCAGCTTCACCACCCCTACCAGCAATAAGAATCTCCACACCATTCGGCAAAGTGATATCAGAAGAATTAATATGCACAGATACAAATAGATTTGCTTGGAAACCTGTAGCAATATCACACCTCCTCTGAAGTTCTCCGTTTAGATTATTTTCAAGATTTCCCGGCGCGTAATCTCCCTCTCTGGTCATTATTATGTCTATACCATTTTCAATAAGTAACGTCCTTAACCTCAAAGCGATATCTAAGGTCAAATCTTTTTCTTGCAATTCATTTCCCACCGCTCCCGGATCATACCCGCCATGTCCGGGATCAAGGCAAATCTTGGTTTTCATCATCCTTCTCCACCTCTTCAATGAATAATGTAGCAAACGCTGGTGTTCCTTCACCACAATACGAGCCTAAAGTATTGAATGCAAACCATTCCATAGCTTCTTCTTCCGTCATACCATCTTCTATAAAAATATCTATAATGGTATGCGTATTGTAGAGCGCTATACCTTCTTGTCCAATTCGTTCTACGAACCCTATTAAAGCCCTGTCAAATTTCTCTGGCATAAGTAACGCTTCTGGATTTATTTCAGCTATTTCTCCACGTTTATCCATAACATCATTTTCCCACCATTTCGTTTTGTTTCCTAAATTTATGCAAAGGGCATCCAGCTATCAGTGACCCACTCATGCTTTTACCATTACACTCGCAAATACCAGAATTAAGTTCTTCCTGCCATGTCTTTTCTGCAATAGTTCCTTTCTTTCCCATCAGATGACTACAATTACCACACTTTTTAATTTGCTCCTCCATCCCTAACACCCCTGCCTCTTACTACTGTAATTAGCCTACTATACGGCAATCCTTCAATTATCCTACAAAATTCCGGGAACTCCCTTTGTTTATGGTCCTTTCGGTTATGGTATACATTTCTTAGGTTTTCGTAATTTCCAGTCCATGTTGCTAAGAAGTTATAACTTTGTGGGGAATCAAGTATAATTTCTCGCCATAATGCTTTCGCTTTTTTAGGATCTGTTTTCTTGAGCTGTTGGTACTCCGATATGCGTCTATTTAAGTCATCCATCACATACTGCCTGAATGGGGTAATATTTACTTCTCCCGATTCACTATCAAAACTGAAATCCTTGGCCGTTAATAATCTAGTTCCCAGCTTGTGCATCCTGCTCGTACTATTCTTAACTGTTGATACCTTGTATGTGTCGAAATCCCACCACCAACTTAATGAAGATGTAATATCCATACATACAAAAATTTGTCTCATGAATTTTGAATGGTCAGGGCCAGCTTTAATCAGTTTCAATCCAAGGGCTAAATCATTTTCACCAATTATTTCTTCGCCATCCAGATACATACTATCTGACTGGTCCCAACTCTCAAGGGGATTACGAGCTCCCCTGAACGCTGAGATAAGATTATATACCCTGATATTTTCAACTTTTATCATCAGTTATCCCTCTTTCGCTCAGGTATAATCCATTGTCGTATTCCCTAAATATCTTAAACCAATCTTCTGCATTCATAGTCACAAGCCATTTTTCCCGGTTCTTTCTATGTGCCACAATTGGTATCTCGTCTGCCTTTGCATCACGGATGCTTTGCGCCATTGCTTTTCCAAGGTTCAAGGCTTGTACGCGCTTTACCTCAACGTGTATTCCCGGCAATCCAACAACATCATCGCCTTCAATTCCTGAGAATTGCTGCCCTCTTCTCGCTCCATCGTATCCCTCTTCACGGCATAGACTAGCAAATTCCCTCTCTCCCCGGCACCCCTTATCTCTCGAATTTACCATGCTCTTTTATTCCTTTGCTCCTTTATTCCTAATACTAGTTTATTCCTTTGCATACAAGTCTACGATATGTAAGATTAGTGGGCAAATAAAAAAATCACTCCTCTTTTTCTTGTGATAGTAATAAAACATTCAGAACTTCAGTCAATATAACTCTATTCTGTTCACTTAATCTCAGTATCTTCCTTGATAAACTTTGGATATTTTCATTTAGTACACATGCTTTATGCTTAATACTTTTCCCGAAAACTGTAAAATCATCATCCTCCCAAACTAGTTCCCTGCATATCGGACAATCTGCGATAATGACACCACTTGCCATATCTTAATACCCCTGCACATTATCCATGTAAATTAATTCCAAGGCACAATACCCGATTATGTCCCTAATGCTATCTTCAACTGCTTTAATATCAGATACTCCATTATCAGCATTATTACTCAACTCTTTTAACCTATTAAATTTATGACTTAGCTGAACATGAAAAGACACAATCCCGTATTCATCCCTAGTTTTGTCATAAGATTTTCCATAACCTTTATTTTTCTGCTCTAATATTTCAGCAACAACTTTTAAAACTTCGAGATATTTATTCATCATACTCCTCCTTATGGTATAAGTATTTTTGATTTTTTTTTGACTTCAATTATCTTTGATTCTTCCTTTAATTGCCAAAGATGGAAGCAGTTTGAATGCAGATTTACGTACTCGGATTCTGGGGGAAGGAGCATCGCCATCGTTATGTCTTTCGGGCAGAAATTATATCGGCACCATTTTATGACATCCCAATCTGGGTATCGTTCTTGATTACTAATTGATAGATGCCACATTCCATTTTCCTGCCCAACCATAACCGTACAATCTCCTACCCTATAAGCCTTTGCGCTCGCTAATGGTGATTTTAATTCGGTGACATTGTACATCCTCGCCATCATCCCCCTGCCATACTAATCTAATTTCCTCAGCAAGCTTTGCTTCAAGAAACTTTGGAAATAAATATACCCCAAGTCCCATCCCGGTAATAAATCCGAATACTACCTTATACTCAGTCGGTACTAAATGACCAAATGCTGTCATAATAATTACAGCTACCAATAGAATTAATTGAATTTTAGTTTTTGCCTTTGCCATATATATCTCTCTCCAATCTTAACGTCAGCCTAATTACCCTCGGTCAATACATTAGGCTCCAGTTCTTCCAATCTTAATAATCTAAAATCTAATCTCTCTAGTTTTTTCTGTCGATAAATGTCTACATCTTGAGCATTGCGGTGCTTAACCTTTAAGCGTTCTAGGACTAAGTAAACATCTGCCATTTTCTCTGCCACCAAACACAAATCACTATTCTTTGCAATCACTTGGATTAATTTAGAAAGTTCCTCAATTGGTTTTATCTTTCGTGGAGGACGCTTTAATTTATCACTCCTATAGCCTTGTACCTCAATCGAATTATTATATATCATTTCCAATTGGGCAAGCATTATGGATACATCAGCCATTTCCTCTGTTATCATATTGATATTGCCAATAGAAAGAGCATTAATGAGTTCTGCTAATTCCTCGATAGCCTTTATTTTCTGAGGAACCTTGCCATAATCGGAAATTGCCCTTCTGAATACTTCAGTCTCTGTAAGCACCATCGGCGCTACTCCTTTCTCTTAAATCCACGTTTCAAGTACAACTGGGTCTTCGTTTTCAT